CGCGCCACTAAACCCAACCGTGTTCAGCATCTGCATCTGAACGATATGGCTGAGGGCGGGGATGACAATTGTCGTCGCTGTCGCGGTAGCCGTTCCAGCCTGCGTAAGCGAGTAAGTCTGCGCCATCATAACAAAGCCAACATTCTTAACCGTGCCAGCGGTAGTGCCGGTCGTATTAAGAACATCGCCAGCCTTAATGGGGCCAGTGAATGTGGTTGTTCCCATAGGAACCTCCTGCACAAGTCGTCACGTAGTCTGTGCAGAGTCCGCCAAGTCGGTCTACGTGACTGGTTATCTTGGATAGAAGGCGGGGCTTTAGACCCCGCCTCTTAGCATCAAGTCGGGAACGAGCCCCAGATCGAACGCCAGTTGTAGTAGCCGAACGAGTAGCGCTCGTAGCCCTTAACAAGCAGATTGTCAGTGACAAAATCCACCTGCATATCGCTTTCGAACTTCACTCGCTCCATATACGACAGACCGTCGATGTTGGTGAGCAGGAACCAGGCCTTCGTGGAGGTCAAGAAGTCATTGACCATGTAGCCTTCGGGCAGACCGCCCGCAGTCATCATGATCGCATTGACATCATTGTCCGCCGAACCGGGGCGCAGTTCAGTCTTCGTCAGACGGATGGCGACCGGCTCAAGCTGCGGAGGCACAATGAGCTTGCGGCCACGGGCGAAGATCTTCAGACCAGCCTGGTCCTTGAAGTTCGTCCGAACGGCAATCATCGCGTTCAACAGGGTCGACTCATTCAGATCCACCGGGGTGGTGGGAATGTTGGGGATCGAACCGCCATCAATCGGATGGTCGCTAGCGCAGAGGGCTTTTCCGTCGCCGCCAACAGACCCATTATAGGTCGTCGCGGTGTTCAGCACGTTCGCGCCATAGATTTCCTTGGTCTGATGGAAAGATTCAATCAGGCCGAGGTTCGAAGGCATGAACTGGGTCTTGTACAGGTTGTCATCAATCGCTTTACGAGTGATGGCATAGCCGAGAGCGATCTCAGTATGCTCCTGGTTGTAGACGTAGCGTTCGCCAGCGCCGTTATCAAAGGCAGTCTGACCGCCTTCGGTCTTAAGCTGAGCAAGACCCAAGAAGCGCATTTCAGCAGTGCGCTCAAGAGCCATCTTTGACTCATGCTTGGTGAAGATCTTGTCGTACTGAGCAGGGATCTGCTCATACTTACCTTCAACCCCACGGAGGCCGGGGAGCAGAAGGTCTTTAATGGAACTGAGATTAACAGCCATGACTTTCTACTCCTTGTTACGTGCCCGTGAGAGCTTTGGTCTGGACATAGTTGAACGCCACAATCGCCTTGGCATAAGCACCAGTAGAAGTGCCGTTTACGCCCGGAGGATCAGTGACAAGCGCCACAACCTTGAATGGGAAGCTCGTGTCGGTCGTGCCAAGAGTGGCAAGATACGCACCAGAGATGCCGTTAGCAGTGTTGCCGGTGCCGATGTTGAAGCCAACAGCGGAGTTCACATAACCCTGATCAACACTGACGTTGCCGAACTGGGCGACAAACTTGGCGTTGGGATCATTGATGATGTAGCCGGTGACCACGTTGGTCGAGGCGACATCGGAGCCGGGCCAGTAGTTGGACCAGACGGTGCGCTTCTGCGAAACCGACAGATACTGGCAACCAACAAAGATACCCGCGATCTGCGTGTTACCGCTAGACGCTGTGGTAACGCCAACAACAACGTAGCCGTTAGCATCGGGGTTTACGGGGTCGCCCTGGAAGATGGCAGAAGCATTGTAAGCAATCTGGACAGCAACCTGCTCATAGGTCGGAGCAGAGCCAGTCCCGCTGTACTGTTGAAAACCGTTATAGGCGGCAGTGTTCGCCATGACGGAATCTCCTTTTTCAGGAGGCTCGTCATCTCGCGCCGGGGAGATTCGGAAGCCGGGGGAAGTTTAACCATCCGCGCCGGGGGATGGGGTCGATCCATAAGGATCTCAAAAGCAAAATTACAATTATAATTTCATAATGTAAAGGGGCCGCTCAAGGCGACCCCTCCAAAATGTCAAATACTAGTCGCCAGGCACTTCAATTGGGGAATATCCCTTCTTGATTTGGGCGCGAGCGCTGGGATGATCACGGGTCAAAGTGCCATCCGGGGCAGCGTTAAGCTGTTGTTCTTTCACGCGAACTTGGTTTCGCGCTTTTCTTAGCTCATTTGACCGCGCTTCATCCGAAATAACTGCCGGGCGCTGCATCAAAACCATTCCTTTTCGTTCAATTATGGGATGATTTCCCTGCACTGGCATCATTTCTGGGTGACGTTTAGTCGAAACGGCTTCCCAACCCATGCGCGCCAACTCAACCTGATACGCAGGATCTTCTTGGCCCAGCAATGTGCGGCGCTTCCACTCGTAATGCCACCCATCTGGCGCGGTCGGGGTGCGAAATTCATCTGCACCTTCATCCACGTTCTCAAACTGGTTGCGAATTTCAGCCGCACGGCGAGCCGCAGCAACTCTTGGGTCATCTTCCCTCATAGCAGGACGCATAGGTGGGCGCTCCTTTACCGGCGCAAAGTTATCAGCTTCCGATGGCAGATTGTTGTCAGCAATAGCCTCGACAAGTGTCCTGGGCGGGCGACCGCGACGTTTTGCAGTAGAATCAGTCATTTAACTCTCCTCAGTTCAAGCGATTGTTCTCGCGCATCTTGTTGCGATAGTACTCTTGAGGCGTAATTCCGCTGATTTTAGCGGCTTCTACCTCTGCGGCGGTCAAAGTAATCACTCCAGGACGGTGATTTGGTGAATCAATCGGCTGGCGAGATACCGGGGCTGACGGAGGGGTTGAACGCCTTTGCTTAGACGACGAAGCATCAGACATAACATTGTCCACTTCAGGGATAGACCGGCGGTTAGAGCTAATTCCCATTCTGTTCTCAACAAACTGGAAATACGCATCGGATTCAGGAGCAATCCCATAATCAATTGCGTCCTCATGCGCCCGCGCCATCACACGAATAGACCGCGCATCAGGCAAAGCATCCCGGTTTCTCTTCAACCACTCAGCAGATCGTGGGGTTACCCGGTCAATCAACGTATCTACCGTCAATTCACTGGGTGCCTGAGCCTGCGGTTGCATCCGAGGCTGCTGCTTCATTTCTTCAAACCCACGCTCAAGTTGACGAAGGTTTGTAATGTTCCCAGCCATCTGCTCCTGAAGCTCAGCGGCTTTGTCAAAGTCGCCAATAGCCATTGCATCCCGCAGGTTTGCCTTCAGGATCTCCTGGTCGCGGCGCACAGACTCAATGGCCCCGTTTACCAAATGAAGATTGCTGTCACTAGCTTCATTCTGGGCTAAACGAGCATGCTCAGTGGCCTGCCGCGCTATGGCTTCAGCATCCATGCGGGCTTTGCGCTCCTCCTCAAGCTTTTTATTAAGCTTTTTCAATGCCTTATCGACATCTTTTTCGGGGGCTTTGGTATCTTCAGCAACCGGATCATCAACAATTTCAATTTCCGGTTCGTCACTCTTGGACGCCTCTACTGGCGGGGCATCATCTAACTTAAACTCAATCTGTTCGTCGTCACCAGACATGGGTTTCTCCTATTACCAGACGCGATCAGGCTGATCGACGCGACCCCTGATATTCACATCGTCAATTATGCGGCAGAGGACATTGTTGACCGTAATGTTCCAGCCATCAGACGGGCGAAACACAATCCAGTCGCCTTCTTCGATGTTCAGGCCATTAAACCATTGACCGGAGACATCTTCAAAAGCCTGTGGGCCCTTCTTAAGGACAAGACCAACCTTTGACTGATAACGGTCTTCATCCGTTGTTTGGTTGGTCAAAATGATCCCACTTTTGGTCTTCTGCGGGCGAATGTACACCGCCACCAGCACCTGATTGTTGAACACCTCAACTGAAGAAATGTCCCCCATTTCATTTCGTATGCTCTCAGCCGGATCTACTTCATGTTCCATAATCATAAAAGGCATGTCTATTCCCCCTACTCTTTGCCATTAGCAATGGCTTCCGCCTCATCGCACAGGTCAAGTGCCATGCGAAGTCCTTCGACTCTACCTACATGGTGTCGGTAGCCCGAAAAGTCAAAACCGTCGATTTGATAAGAGCTTACAAGAGCTTCTTTAAGTCGCTCAATCTCAGCACCGATGAGTTTCTTCAGCTCATACTGATAGTATGCTTGATATGTTGTCTTCATAGACCGCCCCCTGCGGTTCCCCCTTGTGGTTGGAGGGTGGAGATACGAAGGGGGATCGCATCTCCACCCAATTTGCAGCTTAAGCGCTACGCTGCAAATTCAGTAGTTGCCCGGCTCAATGCGAGCAGTCTTTGAGGCAATCTCAGCCTTTTCTAGACGACCTTTGCCATTGGCGGCGCTGGCATCCATATCCTTGTAGGAGCTGTATGTACGGCCACCCACTTTACGAGCGCTGCGCTCAGCAATCTCGGTCTTCTCAAGACGGCCTTTGCCAGAGCCCGCGCCAGCATCCATGTCCTTATAGGACCGATACGCACGCCCGCCAGACTTGCGGGGCATTGGCATACCAGGAGGGCCAGCAGGACCCGCAGGACCCGGCATCGGGATGGGCATCGGCATTGGCATAGCTCCCGCGCCCGGAGGAGGCGCATTAGGCGGCACCTGAACAGGAATGCCACCTGGAGGGCCAGCGCCAATACCAGGAGGAAGCGTAGGCCCGCCCATTGGATCGGTTGGCATAGCGCCCGGCTTGCCCCCGCCAATGATGATGTTGATATTGGTCTTGCCCTTAGCTTTGCCGCCGCGAGCATGAGCAGTGCGACCGCCGGGGACTACGCCGGGAACTTTGCCGGGATAGCCGGGGCCAGAGAAGACCTGACCGCCAGTAGCCCGCTTGGCGCGAACTTCTTTTTTAATGATATGCCCACCGGATGCTGCTTTTGGCTTTGGCTGCGGAGGGTAATCGCGGGTAAATGTTTTTTCTTTTTCAGGGTTACGGACAAATGTGCCGCTTCCCTGCGAAGTAAGAGGTTCGCTGGTTGTTTTTACCAGAAGATTTGGCGTCCATGTTTCTTTGGCTTCCCCACCTTCAGCTTTGCCAGTGCGGGCAGACGGCTTCACCATCTTCTTAATGAGCGCCTTGTCTTCAGCAACGTCCTCATGCTTTTCAGCAGAGCCGCCCTTCTTGAGGCCAACACCGCGAGCCGGGGAAATTGATCCCTTCTTGATGGGCGAAAAATTCATGGTAGCGCCGGGAACATCGCCAACAGACTGAGCGCGCTGCATCATCCGCTGGGCACCCTCCATCGGGCCACCAACCATCTTCTTGGCGCGGCCACCAGACTTCAAGCCACCAATGTGCTTGTAGCCTTCGCGCTCTTCGTTGGCTTCCTTCATGTTTTTGTTCACAAGGGAGTCAGCCGTGATTGGCTTATTGCCGGTGCGGGGAGACTTGCCCATGTTGGCGACAGCCTTAGCACCCTCAACTTTGCCGCCAGACTTGTATGCCCGGCGAGTGATGGGGCGCATGCCAGTCTTCACGTCTGCATTGAGCAGCTCAGGCGGCGTCCAAGTGGACGAATCAACCTTCTCGGTTGGACGGTCTTCGCCAAGGCGTTTAGCCTTAGCCTTCATGGCCGCACGGGCCTGTTTTGCCATATCAGACATGACGACTCCTAGTACCAGGATTACGGGCGTCCCCGTTGGCGGTTTGCCAGTTTAGACGCTACCACAACAGCTTGTTCAACAACAGAGCGACCTTTTGCTTTTTGCAACTTAGCTTTTGGCCTGCGTTTAGCGGAAACATTCAATGCTTTTTTTACCATGTTATCTCTAGCGACACGGCTAGTTTTGCTCACAAGCCCACCACGTTTTTCACCACCGCCGCCGCCATCGCCGCCACCGCCGCCATCGCCGCCGCCTCCGTC